CAAGTTGGGTAAAACACAGTGTGGAAGGTAACCCTACAGATAATACTAGATTGAGCATGAGTTTCAACACCATGATTGCTATGACTCCTGAGAATGATGAAATAGCAAAACTTAATGGATTTCCGACCCAATAATTTTGGTAATTTTTTTTATATTATGCTCTTGATTTTTCATAAAGAATTATTATATAATATGTATATCACAACAATTAAGTGATAAATAATAGTGTAGGTTGCTTCAGATAGGACTTACATTAACATTAACTCGCTTAACAAGGAGGAAAGCAATGACTAATAAACTATCTATATTCAATCAATTAAGACCAGTAACAGTAGGATTCGACAATGTGTTCGATCATTTTGAAAGAATGATTGATGACCACAATTTCAATCAAATGACTGCTACAAACTTCCCACCGTACAACATAGTGAAGACTGGTGACTACACATATGACGTGGAACTTGCACTTGCAGGTTTTTCAAAAGACGACATAGATGTAGAATACAAGGACAATATGTTGACTGTCAAATCTAAGGAGAAAGCCAAAGATGATGACGTAAACGGTATGCTTCACAGAGGAATTAGCAAAAGATGGTTTGCAAAAGCCTTTACTATTGCTGATGATGTAGAAGTAAAAGGAGCGGAACTTAAAGATGGTTTGCTTAAAATATCTATGGAACGAATTATTCCAGAAGGTAAAAGAGCAAGAACTATCGAAGTGAAGTAACTTTGGATATGGGTAGGGTGGCAACACCCTACCTAACAAATAGGACAAATATGACCGGAACAGATTTAGACGTTAAAATAGATGAAAAAATTAAACAGGTTGTAAAAGAACCAAATAATTACAAAGTCATACTGATGAATGACGATGTAACGCCTATGGACTTTGTAATTGATATATTAACTACCATTTTCCACCACAGTATTGAAACTGCCAAAGAGCTCACACTCAAGATTCATAAGGAGGGGTCCTGTGTTGTAGGTATATACACATATGAGATCGCAGAACAAAAAGGAACTGAGGTTACCAATAGTGCTAGGACTAGAGGTTTTCCACTCCAAGTGATAGTTGAGCAAGAATGAGTAAATTAAAAGAAGCCACATGGGAGGCCCATAAGAATGCAGAGAGACAGGCATTTGTTATGGATATCTTCAAAGGTAGAGTAGACCCTAAACTCTACGCAGAATTTTTATACAATCAACACGCAATATATGATATACTAGAAGCCACTGCAATGATGCATGGCTTGTTTAATGATATTCCAACTGTGAGACGTGCACCGCACATTATGGAAGACTTCCAAGAACTTTGGGGAGATGCAGAATTACCACAGTTAAAAGCGTCAACAAGAAAATATATGGATCATATTTTCAAAATAAGAGAAGACATTGACAAAGTGATGGCCCACGTGTATGTTAGACACATGGGTGATTTAAGTGGAGGTCAGATGCTTAAAAAGAAAGTTCCTGGTTCTGGTAAACTGTATCAGTTTGATGATGACGTGGATTCTATTAAAGAAAAAATCAGAAGTAAATGTAAAGATACAATGGCTGAAGAAGCCAAACTTTGTTTTCATTTTGCAACTGAATTATTTAAGGAAATGCAAGATGGTCAAGTTAAGTAAAACATCACCTTTAAGAGAAGCACGAAAAGACTTCTCAGGAAATTTAATTAGAACTAATATACTGCAACAAGAAGTAAAATATTTAAAAAGCAGAGTACAAGAAACAGACTGTGGACACATCCTAACTGCAATAAGTGTACTTGAGGATAGAATCAAAGCAATAAAAGGTGAAGAGATAGATGATCCTTTTATAGACGGGAGTGTATAATATGAGTTTCATTTGGGACACATTAATTGATTGTAAAAAACAAATCATAAAAGAATTTGATAAACGCGGTAGAGAGATCGAAGAGCCAGGTATGGCACAATTTAATCAACCCAGCAACGGTTGGATCAACAGAGTATGGCAAACTAAAGATTGTAGACGTTGCCATATAGATGTTGTAGATGCTAGAGATTCAAAAGGATTGTGGATGATGCACGTGTGCATATTTCCAAACCTTACAAACAATGGTCCAATATATGGCTTTGATGTTATTGCAGGAAAAAATAAAATGACAGGAGCCTTTCATGATTTTTCAAAAAGTTCTGGTGGAGAAGAGCATCCACTTATTGATTGGTTTAAAGAAGCAGTAGAAGAATTTGTACCTAGTAAAAAGAGAGAACTTCCACAATGGGCATTGAATATTTTTAGTGGCAGTATGATTGCGGCAGGTAATGTAAGAACAGATGAAGAAGCGAAAGCAATAGTGCAGTTAGCATTGGATAACCTAGTGGTATATTTTGATAGTATTTGTGATTACAACAATACTGCCAAAGAAGAAGATACAATTACAGCACAAAATTATTACTGTCATAACCAACAACAAAATCCACACACTCCTAAAGTAATGAAGTCTTTAGGACTTAATGAAGCAGATGTAGAATTGTTTTGCACTGATGCATTATTTCCTAAGATTAAAACGGCAACATCCATAAAATAGTTCAAGTTTTATTAGATTATTATTGTTTGACTTACAACAAAAATAATGTTAATATAAAGAATGAATGTTTACATCACAGGTGGAAATAAAAGTTTACGTGAACTAGCACACAGTCTAATAAATTATTGTGCTGATAAACTATTTTCAGATAACCTTAGAAACAAAATTACTATTGATGTTGATTTCACTAGAACACTTTACAAAGAAGACGGTATACTTGGTGAAGTTGATTTTGATGATAACAATCATAGACCCAAAGAATTCACCATGACTGTGGACATCACAGGATCAAAAAGAAGAATAATGGAAACCATTGCCCACGAAATGGTACACATCAAACAATATGCCAAAGGTGAATTGGTGGATTTGAGCAGATGTGGATCCACTAGATGGCTTGAAAATGTGGTTGACACCAGCACAAATTACTGGGATCTGCCATGGGAAATTGAAGCCCATGGTAAAGAACTGGGCCTTTTTATTAGATGGGCAGAAGCAAATGACCTTGGAAAACAGGGTTGGACTCAAGAAAGTCTAAAATAATTTCTATAAAGTACGCATATTATCCTAAAAACACAATTTTTTTTGGAGCAAAAAAAAATTAAATACGTGTATGCGACACACCATATCACACAAAGCCAGAATAAAAAGAGCCTTGATGAAACGCGGGGGCATAACAAATTACACACCAACAGAACAGGTTGCTAAAACTTGGTTCACAATATTGAACAGAGCATTGTTTGAAAACAAGTTGAAACCTGTAGATATCCAAGTTAAAAGGTTGAGAGGGTGCATAGGACAACTTCATATGGACTGGGATGGCAGATATTCAAAAAGAGGAACGTGTGACCAAAGCAAACTGCCATATCACAATCCAACCTTTGGATACAAAATTGAATTACACAATAGATTCAAAACGTGGAAAGACTTCTTGGAAACTTTGGCACATGAAATGGTACATCAATATCAAGTTGAAATTCAAAAAGATCCGTACGCAAATCACAATGCTAATTTTTATGCTTGGCGAGAAAAGTTTGCTAGGTATGGAATGAAGTTAACTCTCTAATATAAAATCACTATTTATCAGTTTTTTGGTTTAGTAAGGTCATCTAGTGTGATTATATGGTTTTCTGGAAAACTTAAAGCGTCTTTTGGTACAGTTTCAGTCGCACGTTTTGGTCTTATACGTGATGCATTCTTAATGGCTTTGTCCGCTTTCTTTTGTTCGCGTCTGCGAACTCTATCCGATTTCTTAGCCATTTGTACTGCTCCATTAATAATATTTAACTGACTGTTGACTTTATATGCAAATAATGTTATATTTAAGAGTATTTGAACTAACTAAACGTATAAAATGGAGGACCTGTTGAAAATTGAAGTAAGAAACGGAAATGTTGAAAAAGCACTCCGAGTAATGAAAAGGAAGTTGAAAAAGGAAGGTATTTTTCAAGAATTAAAAAGACGACAATATTATCAAAAGCCTAGCGAAGTAAAAAGAGAAACTGCAAAACGAAGGCTGATCAATATTAAAAAAGCAGAAAAAATTAGAAAAATAAATTCATAGTATGACTTGGTTGTTCTGGCAAGTACCCGAATACAGAGTAAAGCACTACATTGTAATGATGTTACTGGTTATGTTTTTATTGCCGGCTTTACTAGGAGTCAGATACACATCAATAGGTTACCTGTTTAATTTTATGTGGGCGGATTTCATTTTGTATAGTTTATACGGTGTTCAAGACAAAATTAATAATAACAAAAAGGATGATGATGCAGACAATTCATTTTGATGACAAAGTGGTAGTTGAGTCTACAAACACTGGCAAAACAATTGATGCTGATGTACTTTCTTTTAAAGAAAATAGTTTTTTGAGTGTTGTGATTCAAAAAACTGTAAAACTTCATATGCAATACAATGAAGCAAAGAAAGTGTATATTGGTAGTCAGTCAGGTATGGAGTTTATCACTGAAGGTCCAGAAAAATTTGTTACCAAGCACGGTAGATAGAATCTAAATTGTTCTATCAAAAAGCCAGGAAAGATAAATTACAATTATATGAAAAACATCGGAATATTAGGTGCTGGAAAAATTGGTTCAACAATCCATGCGTATCTAAAAACGACTGATCATAACGTAACGGTTGCAGATAAATTTGGTAACGATGAAGTTCAAGTCCTAGATGTTTTCAACAAAGAACAATTAGATTCTTTTGTATCCAAACAAGATATTATAGTTTCAGCCGCACCTTATGATGCTAATCCTTTAATTGCAGATTCATGCAACGAAAATAATGTTGCTTACTTTGATTTGACAGAAGATACTGCGGTTACTGATCATATTAAAACTTTCAAATCAGATGTGTTCATGATGCCACAATGTGGTTTTGCTCCTGGCGCCATAAACATTGTAGCAAGTAATCTTATGAAACAGTTTGAAAGAGTAGATAAGGTAAACATGAGAGGTGGTGCTTTACCTAAATATCCAAACAACAAAATGTCTTACTATCTAACTTGGAGTACATCAGGATTGATAAACGAGTACATCAATGAATGTGATGTGATTAGAAACGGCAAACATATTAAAACACAACCTTTAGATGGTTTAGAAACAATTTATATTGATGGCGACAAATATGATGCATTTAACACATCAGGTGGTGCCGCAAGTATGTGCGAAACATTTGAAGGCAAAGTTAAAACTTTAGACTACAAAACAATTAGATATCCAGGACATCATAATTCAATGAAGTTCTTACTGGATGATTTAAATCTTAAAAACAATAAAGAAAAATTTATTGACCTATTTGATCAAGAAGTACCATATACAACATCAGATGTTATTGTGATGTTTTGCAGTGTGGTAGGAATCAAAAATGGAACTCTACAAGAAGTCACATACAGTAAAAAAATATATGGCGATGAAAACTTCAGTGCAATTCAAAGAACAACCGCTTCAGGAATGTGTGCCATTGTTCTTGCTTATGCTGAAGGAAAACTAACAGGCAAAGGTTTCCAAAAACAAGAAGATGTACCATTGGAAACTTTTCTAAGCAATCAATTTGGTAAACTTTATGAATAAGAATGATTACGATAAGGTAATAAACAGAGCAATAGAAATACAAAAAGAATGGAGAGTCCTACCAGCACCTAAAAGAGGTGAACTAATTAGAATATTTGGAAATCATCTAAGACAAGACATTGAAGTGATTGGAAAAGCAATCATGCACGATGCAAAGAAAATACACGCAGAAGCAATCGGTGAAGTTCAAGAAGCAATTGATATGTGCGACTTTGCTGTAGGTTTATCGAGACAGTTGTATGGACTTACAATACAGAGCGAAAGACCAGAACACAAACTACAAGAAGTGTATAATCCGTTAGGAGTGGTTGGTGTAATAACTGCCTTTAATTTTCCTTGTGCCGTCTGGGCATGGAATCATTGTTTAGCAATGGTGTGTGGAAACAGTGTGGTTTGGAAAGGTTCACCCAAAGCAAGTCAAGTTACTCAAAGTTGTAAAGAAGCATGGGACAAAGCAGTAAGCGAATGTTTTTATCCTGATTTAAAATTTAAAGATTTATTGCAAGTTGTTGAGGGAGATAAAGAACAAGCAGAATGGATGGCTGATGATTCAAGAATAAATCTTTTAAGTGCCACAGGATCGACAGCAATGGGTAAAGCATTGGCACCAAGAGTTTCAGCAAGAATGGGTAAAGGTTTGTATGAATTAGGTGGCAATAATGGAATGATAGTTTCAAGATATGCAAATATTGATCTTGCAGTAAGAGGTATTGTATTTGGCGCTGTTGGTACAGCAGGACAAAGATGTACCACATTAAGAAGATTGATTGTGCATAATTCTGTATATGATGTATTATTAGAAAAATTAAAATCTGCTTATGCAAGTTTGCCAGTGGGAGATAATTTTAAAGAAGAAACATTAGTGGGACCACTTATAAATCAAGAATCAGCAGACAGAATGCTTTCGGTATTAGAACAAGCCAAAGCAAAAGGATACACAGTTCATGGCGGTGAGGTTGTAGAAGGTTGTACTGTGAGACCAGCAATAGTTGAAGCAACAGAACAATGTGACTTAATTAAAACAGAAACATTTGCACCTATTTTATATGTGTTAAAGTATACCGATTTAGAAGAAGCAATAAATATTCATAACGCAGTTCCGCAAGGTTTAAGTTCTTGTATATTCACAGACAATGTGCAAGAAGCAGAAACTTTTACCTCAGCAGTAGGTTCAGATTGTGGTATTGTTAATATTAACATCGGACCAAGCGGAGCGGAAATTGGCGGTGCATTTGGTGGTGAGAAAGACACTGGTGGAGGACGTGAGTCTGGTTCTGATGCATGGAAACAATATATGCGTAGAAGCACAGTCACAATCAACTACGGAAAATCATTACCATTAGCACAAGGTATTAAATTTGGAGACTAAAAATGCCTAAAGGATTTTATAGAGATCCAGAACTCAAATTCGATCTGGACAAGATGCAAGAAGCATTGAAAGATGTTGACTCAAGAGTAGCAAGACAATCACCATTAGGAGAAAGAGATATTAATGCAATCTGTTTGACACAGATACCAAATGATCCTAATTCAATCACAGGTGGCAATGTTAGAGGATTGTTTTGGACTAAACCTGATAGCACCTATGAAGAAGTGCAAAGGGAACAACCTATTGATGAAGAACAATATTCAGAATTTGTAAAACTTTTCGAAGACACTTACTTCAAAGAAATGTATGACGCACTTACCAAAAAATATAAACTTGGTAGGGTTAGGTTACTTTGGAAATTGCCACGCACCACTTTAAGTTGGCACAGAGACCCTGAACCTAGATTACATATACCAATTGTTTCAAATTTTGGTGCTCGTATGTGCATTGATACTGAAGTTCATCATATGCCTGCTGATGGCGGAGTATGGATCACAGACAATACAAAATATCATAACGCATTCAACGGTGGAGAAGAGGATAGAGTACATCTTGTCGCCACAGTTTTGGATTGTGATATGTCTATATTTGAATAATTTGGTAAAGTACTTTTCCAAAAAACCTTGACTTAAACAGCCTTAGATAGTATATTGTTATTAATATGTTAGACATAATAAAAAATGTTTTTTATTCTGGAACGAATACTGTACAGGAAAAAACAAAAATCAGAAGAGGAGTTAGCGGAATGGCTAAAACTAAAACTATGACTATACAAAAAAGAGTAGAAAATGCTTTATTAAACGGTGAAGCATTAACATCAAATGCTATCAAAAATAGATTTGGTGCTGGTAACCCAGGTGCTGTAATTCAAGCATTAAGATTCAGTGGTGTACCTGTGTTCTTAAACACTAACAAAAAAACTGGTGTTAAAGTATACAGAACAGGTAAAGCACCTAAGGCAATCGTAGGTCTTGGATACAAAGCATTAGCAAAAGGCGTACAAGTATAATTGTATAGTTTTTTACTAGATTAAAAAAGGCGGCTTCGGTCGCCTTTTTTTTGACTTGACTAATACCAAATTTTTTTGTATAATTTTATTATAAGGAAAAAAAATATGAGCGAATTTAAACAAGGTATTTTTAACATACTTAAAAAATTAGGAACAAGCAGTTTAGCACTTGCCTTAATTTATACCGCTGGACATATCATAATCGCCATGTCAGTTGTAAGTGTAATGACAGGTGCCAGTCTTTGGGAGGCAGGAGCAGTTGCATTAATTGAACCCAGCATAAATGGGGTTTGGTTTTACGTTTTACACAAAATTTGGCGTAAATTCAGTGGTGATCCTAAAGCAATAGCATTCGACGATTAAAAAAGCCGCATAAACACTGGCTTTTTTAGCCTATCTTTTTGGTTGACTTTTTGGTACTATAGAAACTATAATAGTATTATAAACAAAAGGAAAGGCACCATGCAAAAACAAATAGAACAATACATAGAAAACATCAAAAAAGACTACGTTGGTTTTGGAAAACCAAAAACTAAAACTCAACTAGAAGTTCACGAAAACATGAAGAATGAGTTCAACGACAGCATTAGAGTTGAACCTGGTAAGAAGTATACTAAAATTACTACTGCCATTGGAACTAGCAGATCAGTTCATTCATTTATAGCAAATAAAGACTTTGTAACATCAAAAGGTGTGCAATTTAAAAAGGGTGACATCCTAAAAGCGGCAAGTTGGGCATTACCTACTTTGAATGCTCCAAGAGGTAACATTTTTGGCGAGTACGTTGTAAAATGGACTGGCGCTTGTTATATGGATGGTCAAAAAAGATTGTTAGTATAATGAGTGAATTAATAGAAAAACAATTAGACAAAATGTACAAACACTTTCAACAAATCAACAAAAGGAAAAACAACATGATACAAGAAGATGTAAAACAAGTAGTTAAATTTGTAAACGCAAAAGTAGATCCAACTTATATTTGGCACACTGCCAAAGATGCGGCAGTTGAGGCAGTTAATGAATACATGAAGGACAAAGAAGAACCTATGTATTGTGGATTTGCAAATGTTAAAATTAGACCTGCAAGAGGCAAATTTGTTTCTTGGTTAAAAAAACAAGAGATTGGTGATAATGCGTATAATGGTGGTTGGAGAATTTCTTACTACGATATCATGCCAATGGAGCACCAATACAGAAGAACTCAATCAATGGATATCAAAGAAGTTGCTTGTGATGCCTTTGCTAAGGTATTAGAAGAACAATTTGGTTTAAATGTAATCAGTGAAAGTAGAGCAGATTAGGGGTTGACTTTTTTGGTAAAAGAAACTAAAATTAACTATATTTAAAAGGCAAACACTTAGGCAAGAAAGGGCACAAATGAAAAACACAATATACGTTCTAGAAGGTTCCTACAGAAACAAAACAATTGAGAACCAAACATTTCAACTAGTAAAAGCATACCAACCTTACCCACATAAAGAGGGTGGATTCATTACAGTCAAGATTGACGACATTGAATCTTTTCCTGGCGCAACCAAGAATCAGATCAGAATTAATTTAGAATCTGAAAACAAACTGCGTGATAAAGCACCAGAACAAAAGAAAGAAGAGTCTGATGCTGAAACTGTGGAGCGAATGAGAAAAAGATTTACAATACTAGACAGCATGACTAAGGCTTGTAAAAAAGGTGATGTTAGAGCAATGATAGTATCCGGACCTCCAGGCGTTGGTAAATCGCACGGTGTTGAAACAGTGTTAGACAGATATGGAGTAGTTGACACATTAGGTAACACAAAACAAAAATACGAGATTGTTAAAGGTGCTATGTCGCCTATTGGTTTATATTGTAAACTTTACAATTTTTCTAATGCAGACAATGTACTGGTATTTGATGACTGTGATTCTATTTTATTAGATGATTTAAGTTTGAATATATTAAAGGCGGCGTTAGACTCTAAAAGAGTTAGAAAAATTTGTTGGAATACAGACTCTCATATGTTAAGAAGAGAGGGTGTGCCTGACACTTTTGAATTTGCTGGTTCGGTAATTTTTATTACTAACATCAAATTTGACAATGTTAAAAGTAAAAAATTACGAGATCATTTAGAAGCATTAGAATCTAGATGTCATTACATTGATTTAACAATTGATACAATACGAGAAAAGATTCTTAGAATTAAACAAATTGTTCAAGATGGAATGCTAAAAACATATTCGTTACCAAAAGAAACAGAAGACCAAATTGTTCTATTTGTAGACGAATACAAAAGACAGTTAAGAGAAATAAGTCTTAGAACTGTGCTTAAAATTGCAGATTTGGCAAAAGCATTTCCAGAAAATTGGAAAGAGATGGCTAAAAACACGGTACTGAAACCAGTGTAAAAATGTTGACTTTGGTACCAAAAGGCTTTATAATATGATTATGAAAAAACAAAAAAGAAACAAGTTGGAAAGAAAGTTAGACGAGTACAATCATACAATGGAATTGGTAAGAACTATTGTGCCAATTGTTGTGCTTGGATTACAAATTTACATCCTGGTGAAACTAATATGAGAACACAACCACAAGAAGTAATTGCTAAACTTGAAGCAGATAATAGCAGATTGGCTAAAGAAAAGATATTGCTTGAAGCAATGAATGAAGGATTAGATGAATTCTTTGAAGGTCTAAAAATGTGTTTAGACAAACTATACACATTTGGAGTTAAACAAGTTCCAAAAAAAGATGAGGTAATTTCTGCACAAGGTTGCAAATGGGAAGTGTTTAAAGAACTTGCTGAAAAACTTAACCAAAGAGAATTGACTGGTCACGCGGCAAGAGATGCCATTAACCTTGTGATGAGTTCGGCAACAGCAGAACAATGGAATGGATTCTACAGAAGAATATTAATTAAAGATTTAAGATGCGGAGTTTCAGAAAAAACTGTAAACTCTGTGGCTAAAAAGAACAAGTTTGGCAAGTACATGGTGCCCGTGTTTACTTGCCAACTTGCCCATGATTCAGCAAACCATGAAAAGAAATTAGTGGGCGAGAAAATGCTAGAAGTTAAATTGGATGGAGTAAGGGTGGTTACCATTGTGTATCCAGATGGCAAAGTTGATATGTTTAGTAGGAATGGTAAAGAGTTTACAAACTTTGGACATATCCAGGAAGAACTGTCAGCAGTGGTCAAAAAGAGTCCACCACCATATCCTTTGGTTTTGGATGGAGAAGTAATGAGTGAAAACTTTCAAGACTTAATGAAACAAGTTCACAGAAAAGAATCTGTTAATGCCAAAGATGCAGTGCTTAATCTTTTTGATTTTCTGCCATTAGAAGATTTCAAAAAAGGTGTTTGGGACAAGAGCCAGACAGTAAGAACACAGATGCTAAAAGCATGGTATGAACAGCATAAAACCAATTTAAACGTCGTTACAGTGCTGGATCATGAAATTGTGAACTTAGACACACCTGAAGGTCAGAAGACGTACACAGACGTTAATAAGAGGGCCGTACAGGGCGGTTATGAGGGAATTATGATTAAGGACGTTAATGCTCCTTATGAATGTAAACGATCTCATGCATGGTTAAAGTTAAAGCCATTTATTGAGGTAAGTTTGGAGGTAAAAGATGTCGAAGAAGGAACGGGACGAAATAAAGGAAAATTGGGTGCATTGGTTTGTGAAGGAATTGATGACGGAAGAAATATCAAAGTTAATGTTGGGAGCGGTCTCAGTGATGGTGATCGTGATACTTTTTGGCTTCACCGTAGTAGGCTTCCTGGAAATATTGTGGAAGTAAGAGCAGATGCAATAACCAAAAACCAAGATAGCGATGAAACATATTCATTAAGATTTCCTAGATTTATGAGATTTAGAGGATTTGAAATTGGAGAAAAATTATGATGTCTTACAAGGAAAGAAAATTAGATCAATTTGAAATAGAAGCAAAGACATCAGGTGGTGCGGTGTTTGAATTAGGAGTGAAAACTTCTAAACATGACAAAGCAGTCAGAAGACTGGCACAACCACTTATGGACAAGTATTGGAAAAATACAGGACAAAGTGTTACTACACTACACAGAGTTTATAGAGTTGCAGAATATTTGTTAAAAAGAAGCAAAAGGCATAAATGACAGAAGACAGAGTACAAAAAGAAATAGAAGAAAATATTAATCATGTGATTAAGACTAAGATTCAACCTGGCGTTGATGCACATGGTGGTATTGTAAAACTAGATAATTTTAACA